ACCGCTTTCAATGCCATCTAGCTTCGTGCCATCCGTTGCAATGTCACGACCATCAACAGTACCAGAAACAACAATGTTGCCAGTTACTGAAATTCCGCTACTGCTAGTTTCACATTTCTTAGCTGCGTCATAATATAGCTCAACAGCCCCATCTGTAATAAATCTAGCTTTGTATTCTGAGTTACCTGCATTAGCAATATAAACTTCATTGTCAGCTAAAATATGAAGATTGCCAGTTCCACTATCAGAAATTTTGCTATTAGACCCATCGTGAAATATGCTAAGATCCGACCCTGCGCCAAAGATGGCTTTGTCGCTATCACCAAAAGTAACATTACCAGTAAATGCGCCGCCAGTAGAAGGCACAATATCTTCAGCAGCAGCAGTTACAAAAACCTTTGCACTACCACTTAAATTTAATAATGAGCCTGTAGAACTTTCTGTAAGGGTTCTAGTTAAGGTTGTGCCGCTATGGGTATATGTACCAGTGCCAATTTCCCACGAACTAGTACCATCTTCTATTGTGTACCTAACTGTATCCCCATCAGAAATACCGCCACCAGCAAACGTAGAGTAGCCAGTTTCAGCACTTCCTAGGGTTATTGTGCCAGTGCCAGTTGTGCTGGTAGATACCTTAACGCGGTTCGCTAATGTGACCATTGTACCGCCTTATGCGAGTTGAAGAACACCATTCGTTGCGTTAAAATCTACAGTAAAACTGTCACCGTCATTTAGAGTTAATGAAGAAGAATAATCATAATAACCGATAAGTGGGTCAGCAGGGCTGGTTACAGTGTCATTATAGATGTAAATGTAACGAAATGGCCCGACAGAACCACCAGAAGCAGTGAGCGTTAAATCTGTTAGAACTAGCTTATAAGTACCAGAACTTTGCGTACTTGAGGTAGTTGTTACGTTTCTAGATGAACAGTTAGTATAAGAAATTTCTGTTACATTTCCTAAAATACCATTGCCATCTGCTGAAGGGTTTGAACTTTCTGAAGCTGGCGCGGTGTTAGACAAAGCAATTACTATTTGATCGCTTTCTAAATCCATATTGTGAACCGCGTTGACTACAAAATCATTTACTTTATTAAAACTTGCCATTTAAGGAACTCCGTAGTTATGCACATGCAAAGACATAGTAACGTATTTTATGTAGGTTTACTAGGCCAAGTTATGTTTGTCAGGTCTACTGTAGTCGGTAAATCTCTTAGCTGTTGTCTGTAACTTGCCCACTCTTGTTTTTTTGTATCTGTTAATGGGCTATCTGGTAGCTGTGTATAATCGGAAGCAACTAACAAAGCGTTGCGTTGTTGTATAAACAAACTGTAATTTTCTGCGTCTGTTTGCTCATCTAGTATTGTTTGCGCTTTTTGTACTAATTGACCATCTACAACGTGATAATTTTCTACATCGTAAGGCCAATTTGATAACAATTCAAATTCATTACCAGCATCTTGTATGTCAGAAAATGACGGGTCAGAAACAGAACCACATCTTAAAATTTCCCCACTAGAATTGTATATTACATAATTTTTCATCTTATCGCTCTAATTTTAGCACGTTAATGCGAACCCCATTGGCTTGCGCAGAATTTGCTGTAGTGTTGCTTGTTTTAAATCTAACGTCTAATGTTAGGTTTCCCGTAGCAGTAGCAGTAAAGACGCCGCCATAGTGTATACCGCCATGATAATTTGTCATATTAGGGTAAATTAATGTCATGGCAGAAAAAGACGCATTATTTAAAAACGTATACATTTGTAAATAGTATGTGTTTGCCGTCCAGCTTGATAAATTAAAATTAGGCGTTTCAGTAGCTATATAAAACTTATCACCTATTGTTGCAGTCAATGTAGTTGTAAATATTGTTGCCCCCCAAGTTCCACTGCTACTTGCGTAAGAACTACTTGCTGCATTAAAAAATCTACTTGACGTAGAAACAGCACTTGCCGCAATTTGTGAAGTGTCAACGCCACCACCCTTAATAATAAGCTGGTTGCTTGCATTTGTGTCTAAAGTGACATTATCAATTTTAATACTATCAGCTTCTACAGTGCCTGTTGTAATACGCCCACCATCAATAATAGTGCTGCTATCTGCCAAAGCATTGTTTAAAGTTGTTGTGCCACTAGTATTGGTAAATGTAACAAGACCATTAAAATTGAACAATTGTACAGCGTTTGTGGCGCTTGAACCGCTACTCGTACTAGCTGAACCAGTGCTATCTATATAGGTAACATCACTATAGTAATAATTATTCGAACCAGCAGCATCAACTGTGGGCGCTGTTGTTGACCAACTACCAACAGTTGCCGTAGCTACGCCTGTAGACCAAGTGTATGTTGAGCCACTAGCCAGCCCTGAAATACTTGGTGCTGATGACGCTTCTTGATAATATGTTACAACTGCATGGCGTGAGCCATTAGCACCGTTAGCACCGTTAGCACCGTTAGCACCATCTTGCCCATCTTGCCCATCTTGCGGCGTTGCTTGTGTGGTTACAGCACCAGATGCAACGGCTGTAGATGTATTGCCTGTAAAATCAACTGCTTCCACCCAATAATAATAACTAGTGCTTTCACTTAAACCACCGTCTACATACTTATCAGCGTTTACAAAAGCTATTGCATTTGTTGGCTGGCTGTTGCTTGTGTTTCTATAAATATAATACCCTGCTAAATCATGCAGTGTGTCACCACCTACTTCGGTAGTTGGTGCAGTCCAATCTAATGTTACGCTTTGTATGCCACCAGTTGCACCCAATCCAGTTACTGGGGAAGGCGCGGTAGTATCACCGCCAACTGTGTGCGCAGTAGCTGCTACCCATGCAGAATATCTACCGTTTACCGTTACGCCGCGAACTTCTACATTGTACTGGCTACCAGCTTGCAAACCACTTAATACGATTGTTGTTTCATCTGCATCAGTTTGCGCGTGTAAATAATCGCTATTTCCGACTACTTTATAACGTATTTCGTAATTAGTTATAAATTTGTTTGTTGCAGCAGACCAAGAAACTTTTACTTGGCTAACAAACGAACCATCGGTTTGTACGTCACCTAAATCAGTAACTGTAACAGAAGATGGTGCTATATTAGATAAAACATCGGTTAACGTGCTATTATTGCCTGTTATTTCGTTTTCTTCAGCAGTCCAACTAAATGCACTAGAAGAAGTTTCACGTAATGTAAGTGTAACGCGTAAATCACCTACATTGGGGTCATTCATAAATTTCCAGCCAACAACTTCAAATTCTTTGGCGTTAAAGCCATATCTTGAATTTGTAAACGCTACGACATCACCACATTCGACCTGAAAAGCCTCTAAGCCAAAATCTGCGGTTAATGTCATCTGTTCACGCGCTCTAAACAGCGTCATCTTTGCTAAACGCTGCGCCATAGGTGAAGATGTAGTAAATGGCAAACTAAAATCTAACGGGTTTTCTATACCATTATCATTAGTTATAAATGTACTTGACCTTATTTCAGGGTAATCAGCGCGTATATATTTCTGCCTTGCATCAGTAAAAGTACCACGCACAATATTAAAATTATCACGCCTACTGTGCTTAGTATCTAGCGCAATTGGGCTACGCAAATCATCTAATGTAAACGTTTTGACAGATGCGTTATATTCACCGACTTTTAAATGCCATTTACCCTGACCCCAAAATAATGTTCCAGCACAACTGGTCATCATATCGGTTAATATGTCAGACGGTGTTTGATCCAACCCTATGACACCGTTAATTTCGTAGCGTTTTTCTGTTAGTGAACTACCTAAAACAGCAGTGCCTGACCCACTACCTGCGCCCGTAGCTGTAAAAGTAACGCCTGCTGTGTTGCCAGATGCGCCAATAGCTGTAAAATCAGTAGTACCTACGGTTTTAATTGTATAGGTTTCACCTGTTGTAAATGATCCAGCATCTGTAGTGGCTAAATCTACATTTTCATCACAAGTATTAGCTGAAATCTGAAAAGATGTTGTGTTTGTACTATCATCTGTAGCATTAACGTTATCTAAACCATAAGTAGATACTATATAATCTCTAATACAAAGTGCAGCGTTCGCAGAATATGCAGTTGTAGAGTTTCTAGGGTCATATACCTTTTTACCCTGAACCATTGCAGTGATTAGCGGTAAACCTTCTGCAAACACATTTTGGTCATATTCTAAACGAACATATAAATATGCTATGCCTTCGCCTTTAAAATCAGATGTGACAGATGTTTCGCTGACTAGATCACTATCAGCAGTCTGATTATCTGCGCCTAAGTGTTTTCTTATTCGTATTTTTGAGTTGCCATCTGCATCTTGCCACTTGCTTGATGTTACATAACCCGTCGAACTATTCCACGTTACTATTTCATCGTTAATATAAATATCGTTAATTGCGTTAACTTCATGGCCTGCTAAAACAATTATTTGGTGTACATACTGGTTAGTTGCACCTGTACTTTCCATAAACGTTACATAACCGCCTTTTCGTACTTCCCCGTACACTATTTGTTGTGGCGCTGTTGCTTCACGGGCATTGACCAGCAAGCCTTGCTGACCTGCAAAACTCATTTTGGGCGCTAATGCACGTAAAACATAACTTGTAACGGAATAAACTGCTATGCCTGTTATAATCTTAGCTGCTAATATCTGGCCTGCTGTTGCGCCTCCCATAATATTGCCGCCAAATAATAGAAACGCATCTCTAGGTACTTTATCCCAGCTATTATAACTAGCTACCGTTAAATCACCTAACTTGTATTTCATTCTTTAACCCACGCGTTATTAATATCTTCTATTGGAACAGAAATTACACTTTTTTTGCCCAGAAATACACCCTTAGAACCTACTGCAATACCTAATGCTTCATCAATAACCCAGTTCTGCGCTGCTTTTGTTGTTATTAATGCGCCTCTAGGTGGTACATAATCTATGCGTTTTAACTTTTTATCTATGGCTTCAGTCAATGTGTTAGCTGCAAATGCTTTGCGCAGTTCGTTTGCCTTCATATATAAGCCATTTTTTGTATATGCGCCAATCCAATCATCTGCCCAACCTACGCCATACATCGCTTTAAATGCGTTATTAGTAAACATTACGCAATCATTTGTGTGCCACTGAAAACCGTTAGATTTTACTTGATGAATGTAGTTATTCAGCGCATCTAAATTAGGCGTTACCGTCATCAACTTCGCGCCCCCAAACTATTTGTTTATCTTGTAGCTTGGTTGTCCAATCAAAAAAAGTATCTGCTGCTGGTGTGCCGCTGTTGCCATCATCAAGCCATTTACGCAATCGAACCGCTGCATGGCTTTCTGCTGTGTACCGTCTTGCGTTTGGGCGCTCTAGCGTTATTAAACGGCTTTCTACAGTCAATTCTATTGTAGAAGTATCGCCGCTATCCAATATACGCATCTGATCCATGTAACCAGAAAAAACCTCTACGGTATTATTATTTAAACCCCAGTAAATTGTAACCAATCTGCCTTGGTATTGTTCTGTCAGCGCATAGGTTAAAATTGTGCTATCTAGCCCATTTAAAACTAACGTTGTATTTGTTGCTGACAAATCGGATGTTTCTTCTAGACCGTCGATTTGCAACAAATCCCCAGTACCAACATAAGTTTGGCTGTTAATTGTTTTGTTTCCGTAACCCGTCCAGAGCCGTAAATTACCGCTGTCAAAATCTAAATCTACTGCGTAAAATACTTCTACACTGTCATCACTTAGTGCATTTAAAATAGCCTGCGCAACTGCTCTAGTCATACAACTTCCATCGCTCCAAATGTAATGCCAAAAATATTAGCATTGTTTATAGTCCACGCCTGTTGATTTGCAGATAGCCTAAAAACGCCAGATGCGCTTGTAATATCTGCTGTTGCACTAGAAGCCGTAGCGCGTAAAGCAGGCCATATTTCCAGTGTTCCGCTATTTGTTTTGTCTGCTAATACTTTGTATAATCTCATATCAGCACCTGTACCCAAAGAAAAATAATCACCAGCTAACAGTGTACCCGTCATGGTTGCTGTTACGCTTCTAGCGCCAGCAGAACCTGTTATTGCTAAAGAACTAGGCGCTGAACCACTGCTTAGACTAGTTCCGCTAGGGTCATTTAAATAAAATGTGCCATGCTGACCGCGTAAACTCATAAGAAAGGCTATCCATGCTTCCGCATCTGTTTTATTTAATGGTGGTAGAGTTACGTCAGCTTCCCATATTTCGCCACTGTATGCGTGGGCTTGACCAGCAAAAGTAAACGGGCTTCGTGAATAAGCAACTGCGTTTGTCGCTCTTAGCTGTATTGATCCTATACCTATATTTGTGGGCAATGCTAGTGGGTAAGTAATAGCCATTTATGCAAAATTCCTTCCATAACTACCGCCACGCCTTTTAGCGTCTGCAACAGCAGCTTTTGCACTTTGCGCTATTTCTGGCATTAACGACCTAATTTCTGTTCTTACTGTCTGCTGCACCCCTGTACTAACGTTTATTGTTTGATTTACCACAATATCGCCACCACCCGTAGGCTCTAGATTTCCGCTTGTAGGTGGGTAAAATACTTCTGGCCCACGTTCACCCACAACAATGCCTTTACCAGCCTCTACAGGGCCACCATACGCGCCAGCGCCACCTATAGGTACATAACCACCCCCAATAGAAGGCGTGAAACCAAAAATGCCCATTGCTGCGTTGACTAAACGCTGTACGACTAAAACCCTATACAGTTCTTTAATAACCATAGAAGCCATATTTCTAAACGCATCTTTAACAGACATTGTACCATCTGCTAACGCCATCATGCTATCTTCTAATGATTGTGCAAACGTGTTAGCTACTCTTGTATAGTCAATTAGTTCACCTGTTGCTATTTGGTACTGTTGGGTGGCTACTGATGTAGCTTGTGCGTGTTGTGCTTCAGTAATTGCGCCAATTTCTCTAGCACGGTTTAATTTTTCCATGTTGTCATTGTATTCTTTTGTGGCATCAATGACTGGCTTAAATTTCTTAGCAAAACTAACAAGTTCTGTTTGTTCTTTTTTACGTGCTGCGTCTGCTGTTGGGTCAGGTTTTCCATCTTTGTCTGTGATTTCACCGCCCATACGCATCATTAGTAAATCTGATGCGGAAGGTAATACGCTACCCCTTCCACCTCTAAGGAAACCTGTAGGAATTTCTATTTTTAAAGGTGTATTATTAACTTTATCAATACTTTCCTTTAAATCATTATACATTTGAACAAGCTTTGAACCATCTTCTTGACCCTGCAAAGCTGCCCGTGCAAGTTCTAGCTGTTTATCTTTTTGTTCGTCTGTTACAGGATTTAAGTTTAATAAAGCTTCGCGTAAATTTTGATAAGCAATTATTTGATCTTCTGGTTCAAATGCGCCTTCCAGTGCTGCAAAAGCTTCAACTAATGCGTCTGCCTGTTCTTCTGTTGCGCCTAACTGAGCTTGTAATTTTCTGTTTGCTGCGCCAAAACGTTCTGAGCCGTACTTTATACGTTCAAAAATACCCTGATTTCCTGAAAATTCTGACAATTTGTTACCAACAGCGTCTAAATCCCTAACTAAACCAGCAAGTATTAATTCTTGTAATGACTCCCTCGCTTCTTTTACGCTTGCGGCAAAAATACCAAATTCTTCATCTAAAGTTGATAGTGGTATAGATGTTTTTTCTAAGTGGTCTGCTGCGTCACCTAAATCAGCACTAAAATCGTCAAGCATTTCGCCAGCACTTTTGGCCTTCTGACCCATGCTAGTAAACATCGCAATAAGTGGAAAACCAACAGCAGCAATAACACCCAAAATAGGCAGCACGACACCCATTGTACCGCCTAATATAGCAAAACCGCCAGCTAATTGCGGTAGCTGCATACCCAAAACACGAAATATATTTGTACCCATAGAAGCTTGTACAGCTATATCGCCTAACTGGTTAGCAGTGTTTTGAAACACAAACCTTGACTGTGCAGACATATTAGTAACCTTACTAAAACGCCCACCCATTCTATCTACAGCACTGCATGCCTGCGTTGCTTTTTGTTTTACTTGGTCTGTTGCACTAGAAAATTGATCTGCGCCTTGCTTTGCGCCCGTGCTGTCAATGTTTAATCTGAGTGTTGATTGTGCCACTGTTCACGCTCCGCTTTATCTAATGCCATAACAAATCTTGCTAATCTTGACCTTTCAATTTCGCAATCAATACCAGCGTGTTTGCAGTATGCCATAATTTCTGTAAATGGTATAGGCGCAACTCCGTTAAAACTTATTTGTCTTGAATTACGTAAAGAATTAAACGCTATCCATGCAGTTAAATTATTTGGTATTGGCTTTTTTGTTATGTCCAGCGCACCCTTTGCAATCAAATACTGTTCATCTTTTGGTGAATATTGATATGACCAAAGAAGTGCGCTAATTAGTTTTTTTCCGTTTCCTTATCTGCTTCTGTTATAAAATTTGCTAAATCATCTACATATTTCGCAAAATCTACGAAATAATTAGAAATTTCTTCTATCCTAACATCTGCTAACGCCATAAAGGTGCTTTTTACACAATCCATGTTTTTGCCATCATTTTTAATATTAGTATTCCAATGAATAACACACGCGTCAAACAACGCGCCAAATTGCATTTTACCTATAGTTTTTGTATTTTCAGCGGCTTTTCTAGCAAACTTTTCTCTATCTTTTATAAACTCTGCTGCTTGCATAGTTTGTATTTGTCTATTTAATTCTATGTCATCACGTAATTTAATTAATTTGTGATTTAACCATCCACCAGCACGACATTTAATTTCTATAAATGTTGTTTCGCCTGATAGAAAATCTAGTTCTGATGAAAATTCCCTACGAAATATTTGATCAGACATATTTGGTTGCGTTAATTTAAGCATCGGTTTTCCTTTGTCGGTTAAGTGGGGGGATACTTACCGACAAAGAAATATCCCCCCTAAGTGCTGCACTTATTCTTCTGTCGGTATACTTTTATCGCTAATAGCTAAATTGGGCTTGTCGGCTAAACCCAGTTTTTTAGCTACTTCTTCGTTTACTTTATCGCCTTTACGGTAAGTAACTTCTTTATCATCAACTACTGCTGAAAATTTAGATTGCACAACAAACATTAGCTTACTGCCCTTGTTAGTTTAACTGAAGCATCTTCAGTTGCTTCGTCATACATTGCGCGTATTGTTACGTCTTGCATTGCTGCTGTTCCCGTAAAATCTAAATTAGATGTTGTGAATTTGCACTTAGGGAAAACTAGCGTGTATTTAGAACCAGACACCGACCCTAAAGGGAAAGTAGTAGCAAAAAGGGTGTGATTATTATCACGCGCTGCGTTGTACATAGATGCAAAGTTGCTATCGACATACACCCTAGCTGTAATTTCTGCTAATAACGCGCCTTTTGTAATACCGCCTTTAGCATAATCAGAACCTAATTTATTCTGCGCTTCACGACCTTCGTAAGTAAAATTAATTGTTGCACTTTCAAACGCGTCTAGCGTGTAACCTGCCATTGCGATTGTGCCAACATCTAAACCACTAGATAACGGTGTTCTTTGCGATTGATCCGTATAGGTAGCGCCAGAAATTGCGCTGGTTGTCGTATCTGCTGACCCCATACCTAATAGATCAAATGCAAATGTAATATCTGCGTTAGAAGTCAGAGTTATTGAACCGCCAGAAACTTCTACACCTGTATAGCGCATCATTGTATTTGTGCCGCCATCGCCTGCTGCAATTGCGTTTTCTACAGTAAATGTTTGCGTTGTTTTAGCATTTTTTAGCACATTAGTTGCCCATGTACCTTGCAAAAGGCTTTCTAACATATCGTCATAAGCGCCGTACACTAGCGTACCTGACATTGTGCCAGATACATCTATACCGCCAATAGACGTTTCGACTGCTTCACCTTTACCAGCTAATGAACGGTGTTCAATAATGTTAGGTGTTGCGGTCATGTTTATTGGTACATCACTATTTGTAAATGATGGTGTTGATGGTGTTGTGTTTGCTGTAGTTTCAGCCACAAAAGCTGATCTAAGCTGATTTGATGCAATGCCAACCATTTTGTGGCCTCCTATTTATATTCATAACGCACAAATGGCGCGTTAAAGGTTGCTATGTGAAAAGGTATATCAGAAATTTCAGCAGATATATAGGGGTGCTGTTGATCTGGTGAAAATCTAATAAATGTGTCGGTTGTCGCTACTGCACCCTTATCATTTAATCTTTTATCGTGGAACAAAGTATCTAATTCTTCCGCATGTTGCCGCCATGCGTTTGTACCTTTGCCGCCATCAGTAAATATTTGTATTTGTATTAATCCTGTATAGTCTATTCTATTTGTTGTGCCGCCAATAGACCCCTGAAAAGCCTGACCGTTCTGTATCGTTAGACGTATACTTTCAGAAGTTGGTTCAAATTCGTGACCGTCAAATCCTATTGGGGTGCGTTCTCCCCAGTATCTAAGCAAATATTTTTCTATCGCTTTGCGTTCTGTGGAATAGCTCATATAAGAATTTCCCTATATTTTGCGCTCATTTCAGAAAGCGTTAAAGCAACCATTCCATTAGGCGCTTGCTTTGACCACCCGTTTTCTAATCGGTTGCCGTATGGCAAGTTATTCTGAATATAAATTCTGCTGTTATTTATATCAAATGCTTCTATCGCTGCCATGCCTTTATTGATGGTTGCTGAACCATTTACATCTGTTTGCTGCGTTTCTGTTAAGTTTGGGCTATCTACTGAAACTATCCAGTTACCGCGAAAACGTCCAGTGTCTACGGGTGATTTCTGAACTACGCCGCGTAAGCTATCCATTGCAATAACCTGTATTGCATCTTCTATTTTTTCGTTTGTATCTAGCACCTGTTTATTTAACTTTAGGCTAAAATCTTTGGCGTTCTGTACGTTTGTCATTTTTTCGCCACCACTGCGTAAACCAAAGAAACAGAGCCTGCTACTGCTTGCGCCCGTCTAACAACATAATTATCACTTCCGATTGTAAGCGTGTAACCTTCTTTTGCGGCTGCGCTAAAACCTTCCAGCAATACTAGTTCTTCTTTTGTGCCTTGCACATAATCAGGAAAAATATCTTTTGCTGGCTTTTCTGTATCAAATACAACTCTACCCGTTATTGACGTTGTTGCTTGTGAATAATTACCTTCGTCCACGTCATAGGTATGATCGTAATTTGTAGCATATGATAGCGTAGCATCTTTAATAACATCAGTTATTGCTGCATGGACTGCATCAAAAGCTGCATCTGCTATCGCTGTTACAGTAGTCATGCACGTAAAACCTTAATTTGTGCGCCACCAAATTCTGTATATGGCGCTAATAAACCTTCGATTGCTACGTACCTTGGCACTTCACGGTAATTAGTATATTCTGTTTCACTTTCTACTGACCCAGCCTTGGATTTTGTACGCTTAATTGCTCCGTATGAAACGGTAGAAAATGGGGTAGCACCGCCATGAATAAGATACGCCATTTCTGCTTGCGCATCTTTTATGTCTTGCGGAACTGTGTCGGGATCAATAGGCCAATCTTTTACCAACATTGTACCTGTTAATCTGGGCCATTCCATACCCTGATAACGATACTGCCTTTCCCCAATATAGTTATAAGTGCGATTTAAATAATCAGCCGCTTTGACTAATTCACTTTCCTTTGCTGCTGTAGAATGTGATATAGTGACATTACGCTCTGTCCAAAACGTTTCGTATTCAGCTACCGTTATGTAGCTATTAGCCGTTGTCGCTCCAACCGTTGTTATAATTGCCATTACTTAGCCGCCTTTTTCTTTGCCGCTGGTTTCTTTTTTGCTTTCTTTGCTGGTGCTTTACCGCCTTCCCACGCTTCGTTTACGTCTGGTGTAGAAGGGTCATCAGCTTGCAATTGACCGTTAGCTTTTCTTGCCCTTTTCGGTTCTGCGTCAAATAATGTGTGAATTTTTGGGTTATAGTCTGCTTCGTTAATTATAGCATAACCATCTTTCCCAGTGTCGTGTTTAATTTTAACTGTATTCATTTCTTTTTGGCCTTTCTTTTACGGCTAACACGTTTACCACGCGCTACCATTAAATTAGCCCACGCATTAGGGTACTTTATACCACGCCTACGGCTTATTTCTTTTGCGCGTCTTTTTTGTGCCTTTGTAAGTTTAGCCATAATGTTACCATTTTACCCTTGCAGCCCAATATGCTGCTGACATTTTGCCTTTAGCTATATTTTTTCTATGACGCGCCATAAATGATTTTCTTCTGGCTTTTTGTGCTGCTGATTTAGGATTTTTGCCAGCACCTCTAACGCCCTGTTGACCAAATCTAATAGTTTTTACTTTAGACCCTACTTTAGCTAGTACCACATGCGATTTTTTAGGGTGGTTTGGTGTTCGTTTAGGCTTATTGTAGCCCTTAACGCCTAGCCGTTTTATGCGTGGGTCTTTTGCCATTACTTCTTTTTCTTCTTCGCTTTCTTAGGCTTTTTCTTAACGATCATGCCTTTTTTCTTTAAATACGCTCTTGGCATTTTAATTCCTTTTAAAAGGGAAAGGGGGAATAATCCCCCTAACCGTTTAACCCATAACGATAGCAATTGCATCGCTGTTCCACGCTTTGTAACCCCAAACCGCACCAACTTGGATCATTGCTTTATTGAAGCCTTTATATACGGCTACTTCAAAAACTAATCCTGAAGTTGGGTCTTGAACTACAAGCGTATCTTCTGCTGCATCACCGCCTACTGGTTTTGCTGGCGCTCTCATCGCTAGTTCTAGACCTGCTTGGTGCATCATTACGTTAGCAGTGTAGTTATTACCTACTGTAATAGCTGCATTGTCTGCTGCTGCTGCACGTAAACCAGTGTCACCGATTACTAGCGAACCACCACTTAGCGCAGTGTTAACTACATAGTTATTTGTGTCACCAGCAAGCGTAATAATATCACCAGCTAAGATTGTACCAGAACCGCCATCTGCCGCAATGGTTGTATCGCCCACTGCTGAAGAAGCGTCATTAAGAAGGTAAGAAGTACCTGTACCTTTAGTGTGCGAAATTACTTGCCCACTTTCTTTTAATGATACGCCTTGCAAGTTTAGCAATTCGCCTCTGCGCAATAGGTCATCACCACCAGCAGTATTAACCTGCTGCAATGATGCTAGATTACGTAGATTTGTACCTGCTGCTGTATTAACAACTAAGCTTGTGCGCCCGTCATTTACTGGCATACCGTTGTCAGCAAGAATTTGTCTAGCTTCTGCAACTGCATTGAAGTTAGAACCAAATGGCGTAGTGCCTGCTGTACCAACCGCACGAGAAGCGTTTTTATATGCTTCGCCTGCTAAGTCTGCTTCCATTTCGTTTACTAGTGTTCGCATGGCTTGCTGGATTTGTGCGCCATAAACGGTTTCATAACCTGCGCCACCATCCAAAAAGCGTACATCTTCACCAGTATACGGGATTTGCACACCGCGTTGCTCAGTAATTGTGAGCGTTTTGTTACCCAGAGTTTGATCTGTACCTTCTGGTATTGTCATACTTGGGCTAATTGTAACCGCTGATGCGGCTGGTGTTGTGAACGAACGAACAGTTTGACCAACTGCTGCTTGTTCAGAACCTGCATTAACTGTTGATGCAGGGATAAAGCCGACTAGTTCGCGGCCTACAATGTCAGCGGCTTTGTAAATGTCAGCCGCTAGATCAGTTAAGGTATTAGCCATAACATTTCCTTTCTTTTGCGGTTAGCCATTAACGACCTTGCCGCCATTCTTAAAAAATAGTGAGCGTTCACGTTGACCCATTGTATTGAATTGTGTTCGCGTCACTTGTGAATTTACAGACTTACCGCCTGTACTCGCTGGTGGTTTGCCGCCACCTGAAACGCCAACATCTTTAACGAACATTTGGCCTGTTTCCGACGCTGCAAGTTCTTTAGCTAGATCACTTAGTGTTGCGTAACCATCGCTGCCCGTACCTGCTAGGGGTTTGGAATTATCCACTGACATTATACGGATATTTCCATTTTCGTCAAATCCAATTCTAGATTGAGCCATTAAGACCAAAGGTTGTAACCCTTGCGACACTATATTTTCTGCTGCTAATGACGATTTTAATTCTGCTAATGCGTTCTTTTGTAGCAAATCCATACGCTGAGAACGTTCATTCGATAGCTGTTCTTCATATTGCGCTTTAATTTGCGACACTATTTCTGTTTGATTTGGTGTCGGTTCTTCTGGTTTTGCTTTTAATGTATCTATTTCAACACGTAAACTTTCTACAGTTTTACGCCTGCGCATGGCTTCTTCACGCGTATCAACTAGCTTTTGGTTTACTTCGCTTAATTCGCTTTGCAGTTTTTTTACTAAATCATCATTAGTATTTTCAACTGCTTTTACTTCTTCAACTATTTCTTTTTCTTCACTCATTGCCGTTCCTTTCGCTGCGCCATTGTTAGGGCTGGCACGTAACCCAGCATTGATTATACTTTAGCTAAATCAATGTTTTCTATATCAGCTATTGGTACATTTTCTTCTATTGCTTCAAGCAATTTTAGTATAATTTCATCTGGGTCAGCTTTACCTAACAAAATAATTTGTGGTATTTTCCCAAATTTATCTTGATACATTTTTAAGGCTTTATCTTCATCCATTTTCTATCTCATTCATTTTAGCAGTAAATTTTGCCCACAAATTAGGGATATTTTTTTGCGCCCATGCTTTTGCTTCTGGGCTATTTTGTATAGCAAACATATTGGCAAAGCTTTCTACTGCGCCGTTGTCTTTGTTTTTCCAATACGCAGGCGTATGCCCATAAACGTAATAATTTTTACGAAATTGACCACTAACAAAACTATCAACAATATCTGATAAACTGTTTGCGCCATCAAATTTAGGCACGTTACGTTTTCGTGTAAACTCAAAACCATTTCTTGTTTTAGTAGTTACTTCTTCTGTTACAAACAATTCATCTTTTATTTCTCTTAATTTACGGTCTTTTTCCGCACGTGCTTTTCTATAAACACCTAAATTAGCGCGGTCTTTTTCCCACTCACTTTTTAGACCTTTTACCGACCAAAAATATCTATTTTCACCATCTGTATTTCTAATTACGTGGTCTACATGATGCCCATATTCATGCGTAATTGTATTTTTTTGATAACCACTTTCTAAGCGTTCAGCACTTGCATAATACACGCCTGCATCTTGACCTATCACTATCTCACGCGGTTTAGACAGCTTGTTAACAATGTTTGCGCCCTGATCGCTTAATTGCGCTCTAAATTTTTCATTTAGTTGATCTATTGTAAAAGTAGGTTTTTGTTTGCCACGTTTTTGCGTTAACACACCCATTTTACCTAAATCTATATTATTTCTAATATCAAAAGCTGGGTCTGGTTGCGGCTGTGGCTGCGCTTTCTGTTTTTGGGTTGGCTTTGGCTTGCCATAAACTTGTGACCAGATAGCTTTTTCACGTTTTTCTATTTCTTTTAATGTAAATTCGCGCCCACCTTCATCAACAAATCTATCCATTTTTAAGCCAGCACGAAATAATTTGGCTTTTTCCCTTCCTAATACATCTTCTTGAAATGCTTTGGGCTGTTTTCTTAACCATCTATCATAGTTTAATTCCGACGAAACTTGACCGTTCATAGATGCACGGGTTGTTTTAATGTCTTTTGTATCTGCTTTTATTCCTAATTCACGCAAAGATTTAACAACTGGTATTGTTGTTGACCTACAAGCTGGATGTGCTGGTGGTCTTGGGCCTTCATCAACAGGCCATGTTTTGCCATCTCTTGCCCTGCAAACTGCTGTAGTGCGCCCATCAAGGGTAGCAACCCATTCTACAGCGCGTATAACACGCCTATTTCTACGGTAGCTTTCATTTCTTGCAACATTGCTTGTGTGCGTTAACGCCGTTCTAGCTGCTGTTTCTGCTGCGCGTCTGCTTCTGCCTTGCGTGAATTGCTGCATTTGCTGCACTATTTCATCTGTCGTTTGGCCTTCGACATACCCCTGCATTACTGCTTGCTTTACACGCCTAAAATGCCCATCACTTAGGCCATTATACCAATCTTGCAGAAATAAACCTTCAAACGGTCTTGCTTTAGCTGCTGCGTATATCTGTTCGCCTGATGGTGCTTCCCAATCTAATTCAACAGGCACTAATCCATCTATTATTTTCTTTTGCCAGCGTGTTTCGTGTGCTGACAAATCGCGTATTTCAGCATCTAGGGTTTCTATAACGGGTTCATAACCCTGTTTAATATGTACTTTTATGCGCCTTAAAAGCTTGTCTAAATCCCTACGTTTCAGCTTTTCAATACGTTGCTTGTACATCATACTGTACATTTCATCGTTGCTGTTGCTCATAAGTGCAACAAGCTTTTTTATAACAGAAGCCTTGTGACGCTCTAAATAATGCGCGTGGCGTACTGTTTCGTCTAAAATATCATCAATTAGCGCCATTACCTACTGCTTCATCAGGTTGATCTAATGGTTCAGAACCTAGTAATTCTTGTTCATCTTCTGAATTTACTTCTTCTGATAGTAGGTTTCTGCGTTTAGCTTCGTTTATGTATGTTTGTTTAGAAATAACTTCTGCTAAGTGCATTTTATTAAGTGCATCCATGTCTAAATGTGACAATGCGTTAGCCGCATAATCTTTGTTAATAATTATTTCTGGCCCTGTTACAATGTTTGCTAATTCTGCCATCCACATGAAACATATTTCTAGCGTATCTTTTAGGTTGTCTGCCCACATTCCTAACCGACTATTAATTTTGGTTTCGTCGATCATATCGCCAGTTGCAGTAGAAGAACCTGACCGTGATACAATAAGCTGTAGACCCATTGCCTGCATTTGAAATTCCATGTCTTTTAATTCAGTGCGCCCAGCGTCTATTGCTGCGCCTGAATGTTCTACTACGCCTACCTTTGCATTTTCATTACTAGACCAGAAAGCATATCCAGCACTTTCGGCAAAGCCTTCAAGGTCATCTCTACTGTAGCCGTGAAAATACTTCATAGGCGCACGGGCATGGTGCATTATGTTTGCCTGATCTGATTGTGAACGCCAATGTGCAAGGTTTATTTCTGCTAACCTTTGGTGTGGCGGTTTAGCTAAAAAGTACCCTGTTCTACCTAAATCACACGCTGCAACCATAATTTTTGTCATTCCTGTAGCGTATTCGTCATGTAAAACCCAATCTTCTTTTTGGTTTTGCCTGTAAATACGCACATAAACCGTACCTGTAACGCGCCCATTATCTACGGGAAGTGTTAAAACACGTATTTGCTGCACTTCGTCAGGGTCAAATTCATCGCCTGTTTCTTCTGAAACACGTTCACCAATACGAATTTGCGTTAACATTGGGGTATTGTCGATTACTTCCCACTTATAACCGTAAACATCTTCAAGCTTTAAGTGTACAAAATATGGCCTAAAATTGCCTGCTTCAGCTTGCACACGCGTTAGATTATTTGGTCTAGGTGGCGCATCTACCATTATAAAAGAAATACCTGCTGCTTGCGCTTCGTCGAAAACATCACGGGCAAACTGGTTTATATCTCTACCTTCCAAATCTACATTATAAGCATAAATATCTAAATCAGTATTTGTTTCTGCCAGTTGTATAGGTATATCAAACACTTTACCTGATAAATCTTCTATTGTTTTACCCACGCCATCAAATAGCCAAGTAGAAGCCCGTCTAGCATCGTAATCATCTTCAGTTTCTTGCGGAAATTTAGGTAAATATTTTTCGCCCAGCATCCGCATATGTTCGCCACCTTCCATAAGATCGCGGCACGGCGCTGACACTTGCAGCATATATTCTATTTCTTTGCTTCTTTTTGCTACTGAATTACTCATATCCTAATTACCATCTTTCCAGCGGCTTGCGCTTTAATTAAAGGTGCTATTGCATAACGTATCGCATCGGGCGCATGGTTATTAGCATCCACAACATCAGGTAAAATATCGCCTGACAGTTTATCTATCTTGTGGCTATACATTCTAAAATCATCTATTGCACCCTTACAGCTTGGGTGGATTATGACAGATTTAAAGCCACGAATAAAGCGTATTCCTTCATTTACGCTGTTAGGCCACTTTTTAACGCCTTCCATGCGTGGAAAACCATGCCTTTGTAGGTAAGATATAGTTTTTGGTTCAGCACTATCAGCACGGCTAATATACCTATCAAAATCTGGTATAAACTTGGTAATAAAGTTGTGCGTATCGTCTATTTCTATGCCTACGCCGTAAGCTTCTTTTTCAACAAATAATGTTTCATCATATACCCAGCACTTAACCGCAACTAATGGATCAGGTCTAAATCCAAAATCTACACCTAAATATGGCCCGTCATAAGCTTCGGTAGGTTCGAACTCATCTACTTTCCATTTACTGTAAAATACTTGGCTTTCACTAACGCTTTCATAATCGCCTAACCAGACATGGTTGTACCTATCAGGGTCACGCTCTAACGCTGCTTGTGCTAATTCTAACATCGCATCGGGAACAAAAGGGTTATCTGTATAGTTAACATGCACGACATTAGCCATAGAATTGTTATTAAATAGCTGTTCTACCGCGTCATCTTCCTTACGTGGATTCCAGCTAAACCACAATTCAGCGCCATCTTTACGCATTGTAGGGTCAAGTAATTCTATAGAACGGCTGGAAAGGCTTTGCGCTTCTTCACAGAAAGCTATGTCAAAACCTTCTAATGATTTAATGCTTTCTGCTGTATGGTCTTGCATACCCTGAAATATAATTATTCCTGAAGCATCTACACGGTGTATTTCTGTTGCTTGTATGTCAAACAAGTGACCAACACCCATTTTTTGTATTTTATCTTCTATTAGCTGTTTAGCTGAGAATTTTAAACTGCGCTGTATTTCCCTTATACAAACAATCCTACTATTGGGATACATAATTAGACGTTCTACTACACATTCTGCAAAGAAGTGTGATTTACCAGACGCTCTACCACCCTTTGCACCTAAATATCTTGCGTCCGTTTGCAGTAAAGGCAAAGCCCATCGCGGTGTTTTAATCTGTAGGTTCAACTATTACCCGTTCAATTTTGGTAGGGGTCATAGAACCATCTGGGCTAGTATGCTCTGTTCTACTGGTTTCCTTCCACCCCATTTGAGTTTTCATAAAGAATATAATTGCTGTTAAATCACCTTCGTTAATTTTATCCATTAACTTGTCTGCTACTACATCGAACCGATTTGCCTTGCCCTTTTTATAGTGTTCCATAACCCGTTCATCACGTTCACACATTCTATAAAAGGTGGTGCGAGAAATTCCCATAAAATCAGATACTTGCTCAACTGTGAACTTTCCAGCAAGCTTTTCGATTTGTAACAATTCATCATCTGTAAACTGTTTAGGCTGCGCTGGCATATTGTGCCTTTCTTATTACTATACACCATATATAGCAGTAAATGACCCCTATGCAAAGATAGAGGCCATTAAGGGAGGAACAATTATTATGAAACTTGACTTCAAACTTCGTAATAATGCAAGCGTATCATAAATTAATAACTTTTACTATATGCTTTCGCTTCCAGATACGGGTTTAAATCTTCTTCAACTATTAATCCCATTCTTAGTAGCTTTTGTTTGCCGCTTCCAGTTACGTAGGTTTCTTCTACACCCTCTAAATTTTTAATACGTTTTGCTGCTATTTTTAGTGGGTCTAACTTCCAAATATTATCGCCTGTTAAATCGGTAAAATGCGGTTTAAGTGGCGCTATCTGTTTAGCAGCTTTCTTTAGTTCTTTAATTGTAGGCCATGTTCTTGTTTCTAAATTACCTAATACTGCTTCTTCAAAATCGTTAAACCATTCTTTGTAGTTCTTAGAAGGCGCTAAATTGTTAATAGTTTTGCAAAGAAACAAAGCTTCATCTTTCATTGCTTCAGGATTCCCAGCTACAGCCCTTGGTGCATTTAATCTAGCAAGCATTTTATTTGTTAGAATATTTATATCTTGTTCACGCATCATACTTTAACCCTATTGATTTCAAAACTTGTAACTGCACATTATTATTTTGTGGCGTCTGGTCAATTTCATCTGCCCATCGTTCTTGATTTAACCATGTTGCAGGGTATGGCACAAACTGTAAATCTTTTTCAGTCAAGCTGTTTCTGTATAAAGTAGCAGAAGCAATAATATAATCAGCATCTTCCTTTTTACATGCTTTAAGCCATGCTGTTCTAGCTGCGCCCTTTCCCTTTTTTCTGGGATATGCTGCATAAAATTCATCAAACTTTGCTATATATATATTAGGTTCTATGGATGGTTCTATGGATGGTTTATCTGAACGTGGTTCAGGGGTAGGGGTGAACGTAGTGCAGGGCATGGGGTGAACGTCATTCAGGGGTGAAACGTGTTCAGGTGTTGATCTGGTGCTTTCTAAGGCCATAATATGCGGTATAGATATACTATAATCTACAGTATAGCCTGAACTACACCTTTTATGCCCAGCTTCGATTAAAACGCCGATAAGAACCATTTCTTTAATGTGCTGCCTTACAGCCCTATCGGTTAATTCTAAATCATTTGCCATGTTCTTTTTACTAGTCCAAATGCCTGAACCATCATCACTAGCCTTGTCTGCCATGTAAAGCAAAATAGCCTTTTTTGTTGGCGAACCTATCTTTTTTGTTTGTATAATAGACGAAATCTTGTTACTCATTATGTGACCTCTATGGTTGGGTATTAAAAGCCTGTATGAAATAATACCTATTTACTCTAATATTGCAAAACCCCTAATCTAACGGTTGGGGGTTTTTTTATTTGTACTGTAAATAATCGGATAGCTTTTCTGCTGTTTCATATTTAACGTTAACATCACCTTGCTGTATTTTGTACAAAGTAGGTTTTGATATACCCGATATTTCCGCAACTTTTTTAATTGCTCGATCTTGCAACATTTCCGACATGACCGATAATCTTAATATGGTTTGGTTTTCCATTTTTCACCTTTGGTTTACTATTTGTATAAATTAGCTTTACAGTATGTAATCTATCGTGTAAAGCTGGTTTTGCAATAACGGAGTAAACGACATGGATAATAAATATGGGTTAAAACACCCTGTACCACAACAAATTAGCTTATTTATAACTAAAGCAATTGCAGAAGAAACCGACAAAAATGTTAAAGAAAACAAACCTTTTACATTTAGCATTTCTGCATGTCGAATTATAGAAGAAGCTATTAAGAAAGCATGTTCTGAATTTGATGAACATGGCATTTATGCAGGCATATCAGGGGAAAAGAAAAATGACTAAAGAAATACCGACAAAACTCAAAGAACTATTAACGCAAGTAAAAATGACTGAAAAACAAGCTACGTGGGATTGTCACGGTACTTTTGTTGTTTTGCATAAAGCATTAGAACGTATTGCAGCGCACAAAAATATTGTTTTTGACCAGCCTACTATAATTGCTAGTGACGTTACAGCAAAACAGGCTGTAATGCTTGTTACTGGTCACATGGGCGAAGCTACTGAATGGTCTATAGGCGAAGCAGCGCCTTATAATAACAAAAACGGCTACCCTTTTGCTATGGCAGAAAAACGCGCAAAAGATCGCGTTATACTTAAACTTGTAGGTTTACATGGTGAAGTATACAGCCAAGACGAAGCAGAAGATTTTAATTTAACGCAATCATTAGCAGAATTAGAGCCTGAAAAAAGACGCTCAATAGAAAAATGGCGCAAAGGTTTTAGTTTTTGTGATAGGCAAATAGCATTAGATGAAGCTATAGAACAATGGCGTACTTGGCGCGACAAATACGACATACCGTCAGATGTATGCCAATACGTAGAAAACGTTATAGATGAAAAACAAATTGAACTAGGGATACAATTATGAAACTTATAACTATTGTGGGCGCATTGGGTAAAGATAGCGAGTTACGCAGTAACGAACGCGGTGAATTTATAGCGTTTTCCGTAGCCGTAAATAAAAGCTACAAAAAAGATAGTGGCGTTGATTGGTTTGGGGTTAGTTATTATAACACAAACCTACACCAGCATCTAAAAAAAGGCCAAAAGGTTGTAGTATCTGGCGAACTGTTAATAAGTGAAAAGCAATCGCCAGATGGTTCAACGCGTGTTTTTCATAATGTAAAAGCAAACCAAATAGAATTTGCAGGCAGTAAGCCAAGGCAAGAAACAGCAAATCAAAATACCAATTACACAGAAAACGCTAATCAACAAAGAAATGATTTAGAAGATGAAATCCCGTTCTAACCCACAAGTGGTAAAGGCTAATGGGCATTTATTGCCCGTTACCCAATATGATGCAGAACGTTTAGAAGATTTTAAAGAAGGGCAGGTTTTTAACGTTAGCGCAACTGGCAAAAGGTCTAATCCGCATCACAATATGTACTGGTCAGTGTTACGCAACGTATGTAAGGCAACGGGTAAATGGCCTACAGAAAAGCAGCTACACAACGAATTAAAATTTGCGTGTGGTTATTGGTCTATGCACTATAGCAGCATTTCTGGCGCATTTCTGAGGCTACCAGATAGCATTTCTTTTGAAACAATGACCCAGCAAGAATTTAATACGTATTTTGAAAGCGCAATGCAGAAACTTGCTGAAGCAATAGGGTATGATCCGACACATGACCAATTTAGCTAAAAACCCCCCATTAGGTCAAAAAGTAAAAACAAAGAAAAAAGACGCTAAATATTTACTTAAAGTACGGCAAATGCCCTGCTGCGTTTGTAAACGCTTTGGTGAAAGCCAAAATAGCCCTACAACAGCGCATCATCCAATACATGATAGATTTAGCACTGAGAAACGGCCTGATAGCACTGCTATTCCGTTATGTGAGGGGCATCATCAAGGGCTTTGGGATCAGACTAAAATAGCGATACACAAAGAACCGAAGCTGTGGCGTGAAACATACGGCGCAGATTGGATTTATTCGCCTTCTTCAGTCCATGATACCGCCATATAAAGAAATGCGCCACGATCAGGATGACAAAACATTTTTCTAGCTTTAATACTTGTTACCTGCGCATCACTCTTAAACAAAGTACCTTGAAGCCCGTCTAAGGCCACTTTCACAATATTATCTAAATCGGGTTTACTTGTATGACTGATAGCGTTGTATTCAGCGTGTAATTGTTTCACTTTTGACCATGAACTAGGTATCTGCATAAACGCTATTATTTCTACGCTTACAGGACGTAATGTTTGGTATACGTCTTGTTTAACCATAGCAGCCCATGCAGCAGCATGTATGCGCCGTTCATAGTCAACGGTCTTTGCTGGCGTGTAGGTTTTACCGCTTCTTACAAAGCGTGGCCTAGCCTTGCCAATCGGTTGCCCAGATACTTCAATTTCTACTTTGTACATAGCCGCAAGGTACAGGAATTTGCGCCTTTGTATAATTATTTTTGCTTTTTCTTACTTAGTTTACAAATTAGCACTTGTGCTTTACGTATAGATGTATATACTTAACTTATAAACGGAGGAACTTATAATGTTAAGACAGTACGTAATTACAGTAACCGAAAAAATTTCTAGCCGCGATGGTCAGCGTAGCCACATTTGCGATAAAAGATATGTAAACGGTATTCAGTATGACAGATTAGAGCTTAGTTCTGTACCTTTAAAAACTTTTGATTTATGTACAGATGCAGAAACCTTTATTGAGCAATTACCAGTTAGTCGCTCTGGAGAATACATCAATACTTACGTTTATAATGTTGAAGCTATTGATTATACACACGCTAATTTTCACGGTTATTCTGATAAACACCCGTATGAAATAGTCAAAGTTGTATCACCACGAACACTAGAAGTTAGATTAGTTGACGCGCAACTTGATCCAACATGGAAACCAGAAACCGTAAAAGGTGGCTTTTCAGGTTACACTGTAAATAACCATGAACAAAAATGGTTATATAATACTAACGCGAAAAATGACACTGTGCGTATCCGTAGACGCAAAGACGGATATTATTACTCAGCTATCGGACGCCACGCATTAGCAACTGCACCTTCTAAATTTCACGATTATAATTTCTAACTAACAGGGGGGGGTATCCCCCCCAGAAAGGTTTTTCCAATGGCATACGACGAAACCCACGATTATGAACATCATTATTACCCGTCTATTGAGGCGCGTAAATTAGCTAATGCTGCTAACACAAAACGCAAAAACTGGCTTGCATCTGATGAACGTGCAGCAGAAATTATAGAATTTGTTTCTGGCTATGAAGCATCAAACGATGGCATAGGTTTTTTTAACGCTGTAAATTACGGAATACAGACATACGGTAAACCTACTGACAATATGCGCGATAAAATGGTTGCCATACTTGATAAACGCGCTGCACAAGCTGCTAAATGGGCAGAACAAGACGCTAAATGTGCATGGGTTGGTAACGTAGGTGAACGTCAGTCATTTACAGTAATCGTTATGCACATTGTAGAATTAGAAACAATGTACGGGTTTTCCTATATTAACATATGTCGTGACGCTGATAACAACGTTGTTATCTATAAAGGCACACAAAAATGGAAAAAAGGGTCACAAATAGATTGTGTAGCTACAGTCAAAGCGCACGATATACGCGATGGCGTTAAACAAACTGTAATACAAAGACCATCAAAAGTAATGCTTGATGGTGAAGATTATTAAATTCTTAACGGAAGGAACAAACCAAATGAAACTATATACAGACAATAAAGGCCAATGGGTAGGCACACAATTAGACGCAAAAAAAGCTTTGGGTAAAGGCAATTTCAAAGAAGTTGACGTACCAACAGCAAAAGCGCAACTTTTAGAGTTCTTAAACTCTTATAGAGTGCGCCCACAAAGCCCACAAGATTTAGAACGCGATAGCGTTAAGTTTGATATGCCACAAATCAACAAACCATCACCGTTTGTTAAAAAACACGATTGGCAAACAATACGCGAATGTGCAGAAGAAGCATCATTAAAAGACTTAGGTGTTGCTGTTGCTGTAATAATGAACCGTATTGATGAAGCAGCAGAAAAGTACGAACAATGAGCATTACAGATAATTACGATTATTTCACATGCGAATTGCGTGGTAAAGAAATAACCATAGAAGTGTATTTTGACATGCAATCAGGCGGTTCTAATGCTTACGGTTCAGACGAACCAGCTTGGTCACATGCAAGCTTTAGTACAGAAAACCTTTATCACCCAGAACGCGCTAGGAAGCTACACAAGCGCCTAGCAGACGCGATAATGGAAAAATACGCTAAAGACATCAGCGAACACTTAAACGAACGTTATGAAGGAAATTAAATGACCCGTATATCACAAGAACAAATGATTTTGCAGCATCTACGGAAAAATCCTATTACACCTAAACAGGCTTTAAATTCATACGGGTGTTTTAGGTTAGCTGCACGAATAAAACGTTTGCGCGATGCAGGCCACCACATAGAAACTAAACGGTTACGAATTGACGAATACACTGAAGTAGCGCAATATTTTCTAATCAAAGAAGCAGGTACAGTAATATGACACTTAGAGAATTAATAGAAATAGCAAAGACAATTACCATAGGTGATATAATAGGCGCACTGTCTTTAGTTGGCATGTTGTATGTTGGTTTATTTTTTGTGCTGGTGTTCCAATGAGTATTTATAGACAAATGCGCGAACGCCACAAAGCAGAAATTAAATGTTTGCTGTTAGACCATAGCCATTTAACAATAATGGAAGCCAGCAAACAATTAGGCGTAGATCAAAATTCACTACGTAGGATAGCGCATCATCAAGGCGTAGCGTTTCTTAAAAAAGATGGTGGCAGAACGTCCGTTGCACAAGAACTTTTAATACCAAATGAAGTAACGCTTCCGCCTGCACCTTGGGATCAAATTAGATCGTGAGGCAGTGCGTTACTGATAACGCTGTTTATTAGATTTTAATGAACCTGCCCCATATCAATAATAAAATTTTAAAGGAATGATTACAATGCTAAAGTATTACACTTTTATGATATTAAGTTATTTTGTTGAAGGCGAACAAATAACACATCAAATTCTATTCCCTAGCTATGATGCGTGTAGCTATTCTAAAGGCGCTATGTTCGCCATAATGGAAAATCACCATGACACAGTGCTAATACACTGCAAAGGCACTGCATACGCCTCTAATGAGCTTGTGAAGCCTATGCCTAGACCTAATAAGTAAAGTTTTGTATAATTTTAACAATGCTTACTAAGGAATACTTTTATGAAAGTAAGATTAGCAAACTTGAATGATTTAAAATATATTCATTCTTTATCAAAAATAGAAAGCAATGCTTTAGGGTTTATACCCAATACTGCATATCAAGCAGCAATCACTGGTGAAAAAACTGGTAAAAGGTGGTCTAATACTTGTAATGACAAACTATGGATATGTGAAGAAAATGGTGATAAAGTTGGTTTTCTTTTAATGTCTTTTGGCAAATGGTCAAAAGTAAATCAAATTGCTATTCAAGAGGATGCAAGAAGAATTGAAAGAGGTAAAGCATTGTTAGACGCTGGAATGAAACACGGTCAAAGCAGAGGCATACACGATTTTGCTTGTGGTTGCGCTGATGATTTACCTAGCAATGAATTTTGGAAAGGCGTTGGCTGGAAACGACTAGGCGATAGAAAAGGTATTTCGCATAAAAACACTTGGATTGAAACGTCAAAAAGAAAAGTTAACGTATATCATTTCCAAAAAAACAGTTTATTTTTTAGTTAACTAAGCCAGTTATAAATCTTATTAGTTTTTTCTATGCGGTCTTTTAAACCTTTGTAACCGTTGTTAATTCGTTTGGTAATGAACTTTATGTTTTCAACGTCTAAACCATTGTCACAATCATCCCAAAGATCGTTTACGTCAAAAAACCAAATAGCACTTTGCATTGCGTATTCTGTTGCAACTAAATCGGGATTTTTTAACACTTCATAAAGCTTTGTATCTTCAGCAAAAGATTTATAATTCATAGCGCCCGTTAATTGTATAAAACCCCGACCACGCCAAAAATAACCCCTGCCTTGGTTTTGCATACGACCACCGTAAACTTTGTCAGCTAAAGCCTTTGGGTTCTTTACGTAAGGTTCAGCGTCAGCATCGGTTTTAAATCGTGTAGGCCAAGTTTTTCTAATTCGTTTGGCTGTACTATAATACGTGCTTTCTTCTGTTCTAATAAAGTTTCCGCTTTCATGGGCGCATTGACCTAAAATGTGTGCTGCCCGTAATTGTGACCATTTGTATTTTTTTGCTATTGCTCTAGCCGTATTGATACCAAACTTAGCATCAGCCATTACATTGCATTGCTTTTGCAGATATTTTAGCGCGTCACCTTTAGCCATTGGTTTTACTCCACTATTTCCTTAGTACCGCATAATCTTTGGTAGACCATATCGCTAGTATATGCTTCTGCCCACTTGTTTTCCGTAAAAGTGCAAAATGTCCATAAATCGTTTACATCTTCTGACAGTAAATCAATTATATCCTGTTGTGCTGATGTTTGTTCTTTTAAATTGTTTAAATCATGTACAAGGCCGCTAATATACCAGACTAACGCAACCAACTGCACAATTAAAGCGAACCACAAGCTAAGATTTATTTTCATCTTTTACTTTCTAAGTATAGCCGTAAACAATTAACCAATGTATTTAAACTTACTGCCGAAAATAACATTATCCATTGCCACATTTCCATTTACTTACCCCAAAATTTTGTTGCTCCACGAATACCAAAACTTGCAGCTATCGCACAACCTAAAAAATAACGGTAGTAATCGGGCATAGCATCTAGTGCTGCAAAACCATTTGTTACTATTTGCCTGCCCCATTCACCACAGAAGGCTAAACAGCAGGGCAAAACTAGCACTATACTGAACATCTCATCTTTCCAGCTATGCTGTGCGCCTTGCGCCATCAGCTTTTCCCACTCCGCAAGGCTTGTTTTCTCACTTTTCATTATTGCGGCTTTTGCTTCTGCCTCTACCAGCTTTAAATTTGCTGCTGCTGCGTTTGCATCAGCTTTTCCTTTAAGCCAGCCACCAGCCAATTCAGCTAGTGGCGCAATCAAAGACCCAATCATTCTACAATACTCCGATCTGTTTTAGCTTCTTTTCCTAACCACACCGCAAAACAGGCGCTGAAACATCCAAAAATTACGCTACAAAACCCAGATTGATTTAGTGTCGGATCTTCAAGGCTAATCATCCAATTTGTAACCTGAAAACACATTATAGTTATTGCCAACATCATCAAGCGCGGTAATATTTTTAATTCGTCAAGAATTTTAGACGTTACTTGTACCATTTGATTTCCTAACTATGTTATTCACTATTTTTTTATCACGGGTAATTATAATTATTTTTCCGTTTTTGTCATATACAATATATTTTCTATTTTTTTCTATTATTATTACTTTCCCAACTCAAAATTTCCCTACTAAAACACCGATATAATAAACCCCACCAACTGCGCCACCAACCGCTAATAGTATTGCAGCACCTAATGCAATTTGTTCATTCCGTTTTTGCCTTGCTATTTCTCGCGCTTTCTTAGCTGCTTGACGTTGTTTTCTGGCTTCTTTTTGCCACTCTTGCCACCTATCCCATTGCCCACTAGAACCGTACAATCTTACCCAACTTTCGAGTTCTCGACGCTGTTCCTTTAACTTTTCTAATGCTTGAAATTCTTCCCAATCCCCTTGCTGACCGCCAGCAATAGCCGCAATTGGGTTTCTTTTTTTCTTAGCTAACGCGTCTTTTACATCTTCTTCTGCGCCTATAAATTTTCCTACAGCGCCTATAAGCCCAGCGGTTTCCCTCCCGTTACTGAGCGCCGTGCGTATGACGGAATAAGCCGCATTTGCTGCGGCTATACTCTCCAAAATAGGCATTTTTATTGCTTTTCTATATATTCACGCAAAAACTTCAGGTTTTCATCTATACGACCCATCATCACAGCATGGTCATTTACTTTATTTTCTAATACCTGAATATCTGCCTGATTGCGCATGATGTTTGCGCTGTTAGTTTCTATAGTATTTTGCGCATCGGCTATTAACCAACCTAAAATAAACGTTTGCGCTATGATACCAACTAAAAAAGTAATTGGTATTGTTTTAGACAAGTGCCAATTTTCTGCTGCCATTAATTCTGTCCTAGGTAATGTCATCAACGATTTGCACCCGTATATACCCGTTATTTGGGAAACTCTCAATCTTACTATTGCCATAGGTTACTTCAAATTCTGCTTGATATGCTCCCGTAGTAACAGTGTCTGTTGCAACCCAATCGTATTGCACAACACCAGCAGTTGCAGGGCTATTTACTGTAGCTGCTGCGTCTACTACGCTGCTTGCGCCGCCGACAGTACGCATGTGAAAGCGTACACTAGCATCCGTTAAATTAATCACATTACCGTCACCGTCTTTTAGTGTTGCCTTTAAAGAAGGTGCTGTATCGTTTTGTTTAATGTAAAAACTCATTATGCTGCCCTGTTAAATGTTGGTTCTATTGTAACACTATTTTGCGTCTGTTCAAATAGCTGTAAATCATTTTCGTCTACGGCTTCTATTTCAACTATGTTTGGCTTGCCCGTAGTCAATTCTACTGTGCTTGCTTTTATAAATTCTGACTGCTGTTCATAACCATCAAATTCAGTGCGTATTAGCACAAATTTAGGTTCTGCATCTTGCCCAGTAAGGGTAAATATAGCGTGTTCAGCTATTAAAGAAATGTTTACTCTAAAGGTAACGTCTTGCCCTGTTAAAACAAAAGACGCTGAAGGTATTATTTCGATAATGTCTTTTAGGGCATCTTGCCCTGTTAAGGTAAAGCTACCCGTTTCTGCATTAAGAGTTACATTAAACGAAACATCTTGCCCAGTTAACGCATAAGATGCGGCTGCTGCAATTTCGCTAATACCTTTAAGCGCATCTTGCCCAGTAAGAACAAAATTACCAACTTCTGCATTAATATTAACTGCTTTATTAAGAGCAATGTCTTGACCCGTTAGAATAAACGAACCATGTGCTGCACTTATTTTTACATTAAATACAGATGTTTGACCCGTTAGTACAAAATCTGCCTTATCTGCTGCTAGTTTTAAATCTTTTATAAGGGTAGCATCTTGCC